CCCGGGGCCGCCACCGTACACGCTCCGCAGCAGACCCGCCGCCGCCTGATCACCGGCCGCGGACGAGCGATCCCCAGCCGGGGAACGAACGGACGGCCGAACGAATCGCCACTGGGCGAGGGGTGGCCGCGCCGAACGTCAGGAGCGAATCCCCCGCCAGCGCAGCGGGGGACACGCCGCCGGGGGCCGTGGCCGAAAGAAGGCCCGCCCCGGCGGCCACCGTACACGCGGCCCCGGCACCAGTGCGACCGCCGACAGGCGACCACGCACGGCCGGGGCCGCACGGGCGGGCGATGCACCACCACCGACCCCGCCGCCACCACCGCCGGCCGGCCCGGCTCGCCCGGCACCAGGCCGACGCACCCGGCGAGGGGGGGTGGCAGCATACGAACCGCCACCGAACACGTAACCCAAGGCCCGGCCGAGGCTTGCGGCTTCCCGCGACCCGGCCTGGCCATGGCCCGCGACCGTATCGCCGGAGGGTACCGGGAGCCTACCGTGACCGGCGGCCCGACACGCGGCAGCGGCACTCGCTTCGCTCGCGGCTCCGGCGGGGCCCCTACCCCCCCGGAGCAAAGACAGTAGTTTAGTCAATCCGCCGCGCCGATTTTTTGAAAACTCCGGGTTTTGCGTGACCGCTTAACCGCCGTCCGCTGTACGCTTGGCCACCATGGGCATGGCGTACGAAGACGACCTTCGGAAGCGGCGGGAGGATCCGCGGCGAAATGCGTACGGCCGCGACTACTACCAGAAGAACAAGGACTACTTCCGGGAGTACCAAAAGGAGTACAAGAAGTCCGGCCGGCGGAAGCCTGGAGGCTGGGGCAACTACAAGGCAGACACGCATGAGAGCCGCTGCTGGGCCGTGGCGGCCGGGATGTGCGGGTCGTCCAGGGCCCGCTCCCGCCGTGAGAAGTGGCCGTTTGGCCTATCCACCGAGTGGATCGCCAGGCGGATACGGGCAGGCAAGTGCGAGCTAACGGGCGTGCCGTTCGTTCTGGAGCGGAAGTCTCCGTACATGCCATCCCTGGACCGGATCGACAGCAGCAAGTTTTACACCGCTGACAACTGCCGGGTCATCCTCCTCATCCTGAACCTGGCCAAGCGGGACTGGCCAGAGGATGTTTTCCAGGCCGCGTTCCTGGCTGCGGCCGATGGGCTCCGCGGGTCCCTTCCCGGTTCTGGAGCGCCGCCACCTCCGGGATCCCCGTGACCGGGTCCCCTTCTGCTCCCGGAGTTTCCCGCCCCCCGGGTTTTGCGTGGTCGCTCGCTGGGCACTGACCACCATGGGCGGACTCGCTGATCGACTGGTTGCGTCTTCAGGCTGATGCCCGCTGGGCATTAGCCTGTATGGGGACGCCGATCAGGCTTAGCTACGCGCAGCAGTTGGGCAAGGCGCTCACCAGCCCGCCCAGCTCCGCGGCAGAGGCGTCGATTCAAGCGTTGGCCCGGATGCATAGCGCGGCCCCTGGCGGTCAGGGCGGTGCGTTGGCGGCGAGCCTGCTCATGAAGCCCCAGGCCTCACGGGCGCTAGAGGCGGTGGACGCCATCCTGGCCCGCCAGGGGTTCCCGCTGGGCGAGCCGATAGGCGCGGGTGGCGAGGCGGCGGTCTTTGGGTCTGGCGACCATGTCGTCAAGATCTCGGCGGACCCATTCAACGCCGGGCCCTACCACCTCCCAGACATCCCCGGAGTGGCGCCGTATGTCTACGCCGACCGTGCGGGGCCGTTCCGGATTGGCGTTCAACCCCGCGCGTCCGAGGTGGCGTCTCCGGCCATGATGGCGGCGGACCCCAACAACTACCGGATGTGGCGTGACCGGGCGGACACGCTGTACGACGTAATGGCCCGCCAGGGGCTTCACTGGGACGACGCTAAGCCGCACAACCTGGGCATCATGCCGGCCGGCAGCATGGCCGTGATTGATGGCTGGCTTCGCCCGGACAAGGGCGTGGAGTACCGCCGGGCCAGGGAGCGTTACCCCACTACGGAAGATGCCATCCGGGCCCTGCTAGTGAGGCCGCAGTAATGGGTGGTCCGCTTCGCCCCAGTCTCCTGCCTCGCCTGGCCGGGCAGTCGTCGCCCAAGATCATCGCCTACCACGGCAGCCCGCACAGCTTCTCCCGGTTTGATGCGTCCAAGATCGGTACGGGTGAGGGCCAGCAGGCGTATGGCCATGGGCTGTATTTTGCTGGCAATGAGAAGGTGGCCGATGGCTATCGGGAAGCACTAAGTGCCGGGGGGCTTGTGAGGCACACGCCGGAAGAGAAGGCCGAGTTTCTGTGGAGGTATATGGCAAATTCCGGCGCCACAGACCCAAGGCAAGCTGTGCTTAAAACCCTAGCCAACGATCAGGCGACTCTGGGCGTGGACAACCGGGCGGCCATCGAATACCTGATGTCGCTGCCGTCAGATTTTGTCCCTCCGCCCCCAAGCCCTCCGCCAAGACTTGGCCACATGTACGAAGTGGAGATCGACGCTCCGGAAGGCCAGCTGCTGGACCTGGACCTTCCGGTGCAGAGCCAGTCCCAAGTCGTCCAAGATGCCCTGGGCAAATACGTAGAGGCGCCTCGCTGGTTCTCGCTGGGCCAAGAAGGGTGGGCCGGGGAGAACGCCTACATGCGGATGGCCGGCGACATGGCCAATGCCAACCCGCGGATCGTCGGCGGCTATCACGTCACCCATGACCAGCCGGCCGCCTCCGCGGCACTGCTGCAACGAGGCGTCCCCGGCATCCGCTACCTGGACCAGGGCTCCCGCTCCGCAGGCGAAGGCACCCACAACTACGTGATGTTCCCCGGCACAGAGGATCGCATTCGCATCCTCCGCAAGTACGGCCTGCTAGCCCCTATGGCGTTGCCGGCTATGAGCGAAGAGTAGCAGGGCAATAACCACTAAGGAGAACGCCATGAATCCGGAAGATCGCATTCGCCAGCTGATGGAAGAGAACGCCATGCTGCGAGCGCAGCTGCAAGGCGGGTCGCGCTATGGGGACTACCAGGGCCCCACGGGCATTCCCAACGCCCACGGCGTTACCCCTGAGGAATACCGGGCCGACATGGACGAGGCCGAAGCTGCGGCGGCGGCTAGTTACATGGGCAACGGCATGAGCGACCTCATGTACCGCACGCCGCCCCGCCCCTCGCAGTACATGCGGCCGGAGCGGAAGCAGCCTCCGCAAGGTAATCGCCCGACTCCGTACGTCCGCAAGGAGGGCAAGAAACCTGCCGGCCGCAGCGTGGGGCTGGACTGATGTTCGACCAAATCGAATGGATGGACTGGGAGGGCGACTTGTATGGCGACTGAAGACAACATTCGCCGCCTCCGCCAGCCGGAGAAGAACGTCTTTGAAGAGCTGGAAGAGCATGAGCGTGAGATGAAGGACTGGGCTGAACGCCGCAAGGGGCAGTCACGCTTTGTGCCCGGCAAGACGGCCGAGCTAAACATCGGCAACCGCGGCTACATCTGGGCCCGCGGCCAGCGGCCCGCCAAGAAGCGATCCAGTCCGAGCGACACATGAGCAGCGAGAACAACATCCGCAAGCTCCGCCCGGGGCTGTGGGCGAACATCCACGCCAAGCGTGAGCGGGGCGAGCCGCCTGCCAAGCCCGGCGACAAGGACTATCCCGACAAGAAGCAGTGGAGGAAGCTGAGTGGCAAGTGAGGATAACATCCGCCGCCTCCGCTCTCCTGCCTGGACTCGCAGCGAGGGCCAGGATCCTGATGGCGGCCTGAACGCTAAGGGCCGTGCGTCTTACAACCGTGAGACTGGTGGCAACCTGAAACCACCCCAGCCCGAAGGTGGTCCTCGCCGGGACTCGTACTGTGCCCGCAGTGCCGGCCAGATGAAGATGTGGCCAAAGGCCGCCAAGGACCCTAACAGCCGACTCCGGAAGGCCAGGCGTGCCTGGGATTGCTAATGGGCTGTTGTCGCTGCTGCACAACGACGGGCGCGTGCTGCAATGGAGGCGTGTGTACCGAAGAGACATGCGCCGACTGTGAAGACGCGGGCGGTGTGTTCCAGGGCGTAGACACGGAGTGCGTCTCTGGCCTGTGCCCCTGCGACCCGCCGGCCGATCCATCCTTGTGCCAGAAGTGCGTGGACGGCGAAGCGGTCGTCTACTGTCCGGAGTCGAAGCCCTATTGCTGTGACGGGGTGTGCCAGGCGGAGCCGTGCTGCGAGGTGATCTCCCTCGGAGGCTGCGGAACAAATAATCTATACTGCACGCTTGAGGAAGCCCAGGCCGCACTCGCTGGCCTTCGCTCCAACCTTATAGGCTGCCTGGATGGATTTGAAGCGGCGCTGACTGGTGGGGGGTACTCCAACGTGATCATCGACGTTCAGGAGGTTGCGCGGCTGACAGATTGCTTTCCCGCCGGAGAGGGCCAGGAGTGCGAGGAGGTGTGCTACATCGCGGAGGTGTTTGTGACCGTCACTGCGGAGTGCTGCGGCTATCAAGACTGGGAAGCGGAGGAGTATCCGTGGGAGTCCGATACGTGCGTGACGTGCCCGATAGGCAGCATCCCGCCCTGCGAGCCCGGGGAGCCTCCGCCGTGAGCCTGGTCGGCATTGCCAAAGACGCACTGGCGAAGCGCGCGGCAATCAGGGGCGACTACCTGGAGGCTGTCATGGGGCATGTTGTCAGGCAGAGCGACACGCATGTCTTCCTGCCGCGGGACGAATATGAGGCCTTGTGCGAGCGGTTTAGGTCTTACCCGCGGGGCCCAGGCACAGAACTCAAGGCCCTCCTGAAAACCATCGGCATCGTCGCCAAGCCCAACTGCTCTTGTAACAAGAGGGCAAAGATCATGGACGAAAAGGGCTGCGACTGGTGCGAGGAACACATTGACGAGATCGACGGCTGGCTGGCAGAGGAGGCGAAGAAACGGAAGTTGCCTTACCTCTCCTTGGCAGGAAAGACATTGATCCGCCTGGCGATACGCAGAGCGCGGAAGAAGGGCACTAAGACGTAAGGAGACTGCCATGGCCTGGGCTGAGTTTTTGCAGAATCAGATGTTCCCTGACGCCGCCGCCGCCGAGCGGGAACGGGAGGCGGAGGAACGCCAGCGGCAGCAGCGGATCAACCGCGGCCAGGCTGCTGTTCGCCCCGGAGTGACGCCTGGCGTGCAGGGGCCGATGCCGTTCCTTAACTTCGCCAACGCCATGATGGCGCCGGGCATGAACGCCCACTCTGCGGCCATTGGCCAGGTAAACGACGTGATCTCCCGGGAGATGCAGTCCCGGGTGGCCCAGGCCCGGGAGGCCCGCCGCATGCAGCATGAGAAGGACATGAAGCGGATGGAGATTGATGCCATGCTGGAGCGGGTTCGCCAAGCTGGGGGGCGCTGATGGCTGAAGAGTTTGGCCCAGACCAGGAGCTGGCGTCCCGGGCCGAGCGGCTTCGGCAGGCCCGCCTTGCACTGGCTAAGATCCGCCAGCCTGAGTGGCAGCTGCGGGAGGGCCTTGGGCTTCCCTACGGCCCACTGCTCCCCGGCCAGGACGTGGCGGTAGCCCGGGCGGACTCGCAGGCATACTACGGCAGCCCCGAAGCCGGGGCTGTGGAGTTTGCGGAGAAGTCTCTGGAGCAAGGCGTCGAAGACCACCCCCAAAACCTCCTGGCCTCTGCCATGGCCGGCGCGGAGAAGGTGCGGGTGCCGGAGCTGTCAGGTTTTCAGTGGGCGTACGCCAACCCCAGCCTACTGACCGCCGTGCCGCGGTCGGACGACGATAGGCTGGCTAACGCCCGCCAGATGTACATCCTGGACAAGATTCGACCTCACACTCAGCGGCACCCACCCGGCAGCCCCCTTGCGATTGACAACTACTACGGCCCCGGGAAGGACATCCTGGCGGACGCCATGGTGGAAGACAGGTACTTCCAGGAAAATCCGGCCATCCGCAAGATGCTGGCATCCCCCTATGAGTACGTGCCGGACGGTTATTCGCCGGAAATGGAGAAGCTATCGCCCGAGCAGCTAATCACTGACCCGCTGAACCGCGCCACTAGCGCAGTGTATGGCGGCCTGTCGCGGTTCTCTGACAACTACCTCGCTTTCGGGCGGGACATGGCGCGCGGGCAGGGCGGATCTGCCTTCAAGGACTTTGTTTACGGAATCCCCAACCTTGTCAGTCCGGTTTTCCACCGCGGTGGTCCCGGGTCCGAGCAGGACTGGCGGCCTGATGCCGGTTCGATGGCCGCGCCTATTGAAGTGGCCGGCCAGCTGCCGTTCTTGTTTTACCGGGGCGTCATGCCCAAGCGAGCCTTGCCGGCCGGAGAGCGAATCCGCCAGCTGGTCGATCCGGACGTACTGAACGCCGCATACAGGTCCGCGGCCCGGCGTCACCACCCGGACGTGGGCGGCACCACCGAGGCCATGCAGATGCTCAACCGCCTGCGAGACATGGGCGACGTGCAGGGCATCGCTCGCATGGCTCAGTGAAAATCGGATTACGCCCCAGGCATTCCGGGCATTCTTTCCACAGGCAACCCCCCCTAGCCTGAAAGGAAAGACATGAGCGAAGAGATCCAGCAGGTTGACTCGCCGGAGATGCCGGCACCTGAGGTTCCTTCCCAGTCCTTTGACAATCCGACACCGCAGCACACGCCGGCCCCCGCCGGTAGTGTGTACGACGCCTTCAAGGCGCTCCCTGAGTTTCAGGGCGCCGACGACGTGTCCATCGCCCGCACGCTGTATCAGTCGATGCAGGGCTACCAGCAGGCCCAGAGCCAGCTCCGCCAGTATCAGGAAACGATGCCGGCGACGATGGAGTACATGCAGAACCGGCAGCGTTACCAGGAATGGGTGAACGCTCAGCAGGCTCAGCAGCAGAAGGCCGCCGAGCCGCCGAAGTGGTGGAACCCGCCCCAGGTCAAGGACACCTGGCGGAACTACATCATCCGCGACCCGCAGACGGGCAAAGAGGTCATCGACGCCAACGCTCCGCTGGAAGCCAAGATGGCGCTCCAGGAGTATCAGACCTACACGGCCGACTTCGCCAAGCGATTCGTCACCAACCCCGAAGACACGCTCAAGCCATTTGTCGAACAGGTGGCCATGCAGAAGGCCCAGGAGCTGGTTCAACAGCACCTTGGCCAATACACCGCACAAAACTACGTCCAGAGCCTGGAGCAGCAGAACGCTGACTGGCTCTACGACCAACGAGGCCAGGTCAGTCCGGAGGGCCGGGCGATCCAGGGCTACATCGATCAAGCGGCGAAGTCAGGGATCTCGTCTCCCGATGCCCGGTGGCAGTACGCCACCAGCATGCTGGAGCGGGACCTGCTGAACCTTCGCTACCAGCAGATGATGGCAGGCATGCAGCAGCCTCCTCCTCCCCAGGAGATGGCGCCTCCGCCAGCAGAGCCGGTAGCACAATCGAACATGCAGTTCCTGAGGGAGCGTGCCACTCGCACGCCCAGCAGGAGCGGCGGGGCATCGGAGCCGCGGGCTCCGCGGCCGAAGATGACCTTGGAAGAGCGCCTCAAGAGCCAGCTTGTGAAAGACGGCCTGATCTAGGAGTAAGAAATGCCGAGTACGACCGACTTCGCTCGTTCTATCGCCACTACGCTGGTTAACCACCTGCGTGAGGAGGAGATTGCGTCCCTTCGCAAGTACATGGTGTTCGCCGCCATCGAAAGCCGTGGCAACATCCGGATGAACATGTCCGGCCGCGGCTTCGATTGGGAGGTGTCGTACCGCCTGCATCAGCCGCAGGGGAACAACGGAGAAACGCCGCGTTCCTTCAGCCGTCAGAACCTCTGGAAGAAGGCGGAGCTGGAGTACCGGGGCTACCAGGCCACGGACGCCATCTTCCGCAAGGAGCTTCTGGAGAACCGGGGCACCAACGCCCTGGTGAACGTGGCTGGCAAGATGAGCAGCCGGCTGCTCACCAGCATCGAACAGTACCTGGCCAATGAGATCTACATTGACGGGTCGGCCGCCGGCAATGAGCTGAGATACCACGGCCTGGAAAGTTTTTTCGGCACCAACGGCACGCTGAACGTGGCCACGGGTGCCCAGCGGTCGGCCAACGCGGCGGACCCGTTCGGCTCGCCGTCTGACAGCTACGCCTCGCTTAACACGGGGCTGGGCTTCTACGGCGGCTCGCAGCTGGAGGGCGTCTGGCCCGCCGGCAAGGCTGACAGCGAGTATGACTTCTACAGCCCGCTGGTGGTGAACTACACCAGCACGTACTTCGGCGGCAGTAGCTGGGCTGCCAACTGCGTGAAGGCTCTCCGTGAGGGCCTCCATTTTGCCAAGCGGAATGACACCAAGGAAGACGCCGTCGATCTGGTGGTCATGGACCGGAAGTTGTACATCGACTTCCTGAACGCCCAGGACGCCAAGGAGCGGGTGACGATCTCCAGCGAGAACAGCCTGAAGAGCTACGGCTTCAACACCGTGCAGCTGGACGGCGTGGAGCTGGGCACGGAGTACGCGGTGCCGGCCAACTGTGCGTACGGCCTTGCGGTTGGGAACATCGAACTCCTGAACATGGAGGGACAGATGTACAACAGTGAGGGCCCCTTCTACGACGAGACTACGCAGTCTTATCGTTACTGTGTGTCCACTCTTGGCAACCTGAAGTTCAAGTCGCCTCGTAACTTTATCAAGTGGGTCAACCTCGCCTGACCATAGGAGCAGCCTGAATGTCACTGAACGTAGATCCTCCCTTCGCTCTTGGCCAGACCCTTGGCGTGTCGTCCACCGCGGACGGCGTCGGCTGGGTGGGCGTGGTGAAGCAGTTTCCTGACGTGAATCCCGTTACGGGCAAGATCCGGTCGAATCGGGTCAAGACCTGCATCGCCGTGCGGAACGTCTCTGGCGTCACCCTCCTGCCCAAGCGGGTGGTGACGTTTAAGAGCGGCTCGCTCTCGGAGGTGGACGGCTATACCCGTCTCACGGACGCCGCGTCGGCCGGCGTGGTGGACGAGCATATCCCGGCATCGGGCGTGGCCAACAACGATGTGTTCTGGGTCACGGTCAACGGCCCGACTGAGGTCAAGCTGGGCCCTGCCCAGGAGGCTGCGGTGGATACCTCGCTTGTCGCCCTCACGGCGGCGGCCAGCACCCACAGCACCACCGCTGGCCAGGCCCAGACTGCCGCGGCCACGTTCCTCCAGGCTGGCTACATCGGCCGGGCGCTCTCGGCCGGCACTACGGGCCAGAACGTCCTGGCGGTAGTTAACCTCGTCCGGAGTTAAGCATGAGCGCCGACGCCAATCTCTTGCGGAAAATCGTCATCGGCCTGGCTGACCAGCAGGCCGGTGACGAGGTGGGGGCGGTGATTCGCCACACCACCGGCAATGTCACCGCGCTGACGGTAGCGCCGACCTCGCTCCGCCTGGGCGTGACGGGCGGCACGGTGGCGTTCTTTGGCGGCACGGGTTCGACCCGGGCCACCAGTGCGGCCGTGACGGACTTTGCCACGCTGAAGGTAGCCCTCCAGAACTACGGCCTGGTTGGAACTTGATACGTGCCCTTTCGGGGGCTAGGGGGAGGCCTCTGACCTGGGCAACCGGGTCAGAGGCTTTTCTATTATGGACGACTCCGCAATCCAGAATCTGGACTACCTCCGAGAGCTGATCGCCCTGGTGCGAGGCAGCGAGATGGAGGACATGGCCCGCCTGCGGATGATCTACGGCATGGGGGTGGGGACGGACGCAGTGACTGAGGAGGATCGCTAGTGGGAGACGCCATAAACCCAATCACGGGGCGACATCTCTCTGGCCGTCCGGCTGGAAGAGGCGCAGCGCAGACGGCGTGGGACCAAGCCAATCCTAACTACTTCACCACAGGTGCCGGTTCGTTCCTCCCCTCGCAGCAGACGCAGCAGATGGCCGACAGCTACAAGCAGCGTATTGGCTCCGGCCAGACGGGGTTGACTCGCGGCCCTGAGAGCCTTGCATACCAGCAAGTGTATGGCGGTGGTCCTGGCGGCGCTAGCAATGGCTACCTGCAAGACGGCGGCGTTGACGCTCGCAAGATCGACGGCCAGATCGCAGACCCGAGGTATCGCCAGGGCCCGCAGTCGAATGCCGGCGGAGGAGCGTATGCGGCCTATCGCCCAGGCCAGGCCCAATCCCAGCAGAGCCCCTACGCCAACTCCACGGCATACGGGCAGTCCGTGAGCAACACGCCCAACGTCCAGGGCGGGCAGATGCACTCCTTCTACAGCCAGCCCGCAGGCCAGGGCCCCGCCTTCCAGCAGCAGATGCCCTCCTTCCAGTTCGCTGGCGGCACGGACTGGATGGGCAACCAGTACACCGACCCCAACGCCATGATGGCCCAGACAGGAGCCATGGCGCTGGCGTTGAACCAGCAACGTCAGGGCATGATGGGCCAGGGGCAGTTTGGATCCCTGAATCCCCAGATGGCCTACAACCAGGGCATGGAGATGCTCCAGCAGGGCTGGCAAAATCCGTTTGCCCAGCAGCCCCAAGACCCGGGCGGCAACATCCGCGACCTGATTCAGGGGCCGCAGCCGGGCAAGCCGGGCCCCACGCCTGGCCTGCCTTCGGGCCTGTATCGCCCAGACCGCATGAAGGTTGACCGTGGGCCAGACTGGCATACCACCTATTACAACCCATCGACCGGCGAGACTTTCGACTCCTACAAAAACACAGTCCGGCCCGAAGAGGGGTCCGGGTGGGTTAACCAAGGCCGCCAGCGGACCCAGGAGGCCGCACCCGAGATTCCAGACGCACGCGGCGGATTTACCCCCCCCGGCCAGGCCCAGCCCGCCCAAGACCCCTACGGCTCGTCCACGCCGTACCGCATCAACGACTACGATCCGATGAGGTCCGACTACGGCATTAACGAGACGATGTATAGGCCCTGGATGGACAAAGACGGGGTGGCCCGCGATCCCATGAATGGGGAGCGGGACATGGACATGGATGGGGTAGTTGACCGAAGCCCGCCCCCCGGCGGCGGCCCCGGCCGTCCGATCAACCGCCCGCCGCCCACTGCCGAGCAGTTCCGCCAAGACCGGCAGGAGCAACAGCAAAGGCAGTCCGTGAACGACCTGTACCGCCGGGCCAACCTCCAGCCCGGTGCGTCCACGGACGAGCTGATGCTGGGGCTGATTAACAACAGCCGAGGCGGGACGCTTGTGCGGCCGGAAGAGATGGCTGGCCTGCCTGCGGATATCCGTGGGGCAGTGTCTCAGTACCAGGATCTGGCTGGCATGGCGCAGGGCTTGGATCGGTCCACGGCTCCCGGCGCCCAGCAACGCCGGCAGGACATTGGCGCTGCCATGGAGCAGATGAAGAGCCGCATGACCGAGCGCGCCCAAGCCTCCCAGGCCCTCCAGCGGGACTATGGAATGTCGCCGGCCGACGCCGCCGCCTGGGTGAACCGTGAAATGCCCATGCCCGACCAGGCCGCAACCATGCGGGGGCTGGAGCAAAAGCAGACGGCGTACCGGGACCAGGCGAGGTCTGCCTCGCTGGACAGGCGGGCCAAGCAGGATATGGAGGCCGCCAAGCCCAAGGCTCCGTCAGCCACCGACCAGTGGAACCGGATTAAGGCGACGACGAACACGCAGACCAAGCCCCTGTCTCCGGCCCACCAGCGGGTCTACGAGGCCATGGTAGCCGAGCAGATGAAGTCCAGGGGCATGGGCGACACCTGGACTTCAACGGGCAGTCCGATTGCCAACTGGGGCCGGGCCAGGAACGCACGGCGAGGGCCCTGAATCCGCTAGCGGCCATCTGTTCAGTTCTATATACTTGTCCACCTCCCCCCCCTAAGGTGACACATGCAGCAGAAGTTTAACGTCGGCATCGTTACGTTCTCTTACGGCGGCAACGGCGGGATTTCCTCTGAAGTCCCCGACATCCGAGAGTGGATGGTCCCGCTGGTGGCCAACGCCTCCAAGGATCCCCGGATCGACCAGATCCGCATCTGGAACCTGGCGGATACGCCGATCACCATGACTCGCAACCGGGCAGTCATGCAGGCCCGTCAGTTCGGCGTGGACTGTCTCATCATGGTGGACAGCGACATGAAGCCAGACATGCTCGCCGGCCAGGCGGACGCCAAGCCGTTCTTCGACTCGTCGTTCGACTTCTTCGTCAACCACTACCACAAGGGGCCGTGCGTCATCGGGGTGCCATACTGCGGCCCGCCCCCTGTGGAGTGCGTGTACGTGTTCCGGTGGAACAACCTCCAGTCCCAGAACCCAGGGCCGGACTTCCAGCTGGAGATGTACGACCGGCACACGGCCGTGAAGATGGCCGGCATCCAAGAGTGCGCTGCGCTTCCCACCGGGCTGATCATGTACGACATGCGGGTCTTTGAACTCACTGAGCCCAAGACCCCGGAAGACAAGCCATGGTTCTATTACGAGTGGAAGGACATGTACGCCGCCGAGAAGGCGTCCACTGAAGACGTAACCATGACCCGGGACGTGTCCTTGGTGGGCGCGCAGAAGCTGGGCTACAACCCCGTGTACTGCAACTGGGACGCCTGGGCCGGTCACTGGAAACCCAAGTGCGTGGGCAAGCCCCAGGTGATCACCGCCGAGGGCGTGTCCAAGAAGATGAAGGACTGCTGGGAGGCGAATGTAGAAAGTGGAGTCAAGATTGTTGACTTCAAATCCCCCGTCCTGGACAAGCTGCCCAAGCCGTTCGACGGCATGGGGATGGAGCTTCCGGGCGAGGACGCCAACGCCCTGACCGCCATGGTGACGCAGTTCATCAAAGACCACGGCCACGCACCAACGGTGTGTGAGGTCGGTTCATGGGCCGGCAGGAGTGCCATCATCATGGCCAAGGCTGGGGCCAAGGTGACCTGCGTGGATACGTGGGAGGGCTCAAAGAACGACGACGGCTGCAAGGCATACGACGGCTCCAGGGGCCGACCGCTACATGTGTTTTTCCGCAACACCGCCGGGCTCCCCATCACAGCCCACGTTGGCAGGTCGCCGGATGCGGCCAGGGATTTCGATGATCATTCATTCGACATCGTCTACATCGATGCCGAGCATGACTACGAATCGGTCAAGGCCGACATCGCAGCCTGGAGGCCCAAGGCCAGGCATGTCTTGGCGGGCCATGACTACGGCTGTTTTCCTGACGTACGGCGAGCCGTGAAGGATTCCGGCATCACCCCGCACGTCGAAGGCAACGTCTGGATGACGCAAGTGTGACGCATGGACGGCACCAAACGCTGCACCAAGTGCCAGAAGGAGCTGCCGGCCCATGCCTTCCATGTGGCCGAAGACGGCCGGCGGCACGCCATGTGCAAGACCTGCCGCTCCGAGCGGGAGCGGAAGCGAAGGAAAAAGGGCAAGGATGAGCGGCTGGATCGGATCGAAGCCGACGCGGTGGACGCCTTCTGCCAGGTGGCTCGCCTGGGAGGGAGCAACGTCCCCCACTCAGCCGAGCTGGTGGAGACGATCCTGGAGTACATGGGCGGCGTGGCTGGGTTCAGTAACCTGTTCATGAAGCAGTATTACGACTCCCCTCCTGGCGGCGCTCACCGGACCAGGATGCTGGAAACGATGGTACGGCTGGTGACGAACAACACCGCCATGGGCGGTGCCAAGAAACCCCTGTCGCACTGGTCCGAAGAAGAGCTGGACGACGAGCTGCGGCAGCGGCTGCTAGAGACGGCGACTGTGATCAACGCCCTGCCGGCCCCGGAGAAGCGTGAAAAAGCACCCGCGCAAGATACCTGAACAGCCGAAGCCTCCGGTTGTTCCTGGCATTACCCAGCACCGCCTGAACGTCCTGAAGGAGGTTCAGGCAGAGCTGAAGAGCCGCAAGATAGAGGCCCTCCGGCTGTACAAGCCGATGCCGCACCAGGAGGAGATGCACGCCTGTCTGGCGTCTGAGCGTGTGGTGCTTGGCGGCAACCGATCCGGCAAGAGCCTCAGCACCTTCGTAGAGGACGCCCGGGCCCTGACGGGCCAGGACCCGTACGGCAAGTACCCCGCAGAGGGCGGGAACCTGGTGGTGATCGGCAGGAACTGGCCACACATTGGCCTGGTCTGCTACCCCATGCTGTTCAAGGCCGGGGCGTTCAAGATCATCAAGGACCTAGAGACTGGAGCGTGGCGAGCCTTCAATCCCGTCACAGACGCCGAGCGGAAGAAGGACGCCAAGCCTGCTCCGCCGCTCGTCCCGCCCAGGTTCGTAGAAGAGACATCCTGGGTCCTGAAGAACGCCGGCTACTGCCAGCGTGTCGTCCTGTCGAACGGCTGGACGGTTCATTTCTTCTCCTCAGAAGGTGAGCCGCCCCAGGGTTTTCAGGCCGATTTGGTACACCTGGACGAGGATATATCTAACCCCGCGTGGGTGGGGGAGATGCAGGCCCGTCTTGCTGACCGTAAGGGCCGCTTGCTGTGGAGTGCGATGCCACATTCCAAGAACGATGCCTTGCTGGGGCTGTGTGAGCGGGCCGACAAGGAACTGGAGGAGCGGAGAGATCCGCCCCGCATCAAGAAGTTCACCTTCCGGTTCCTGGACAACGCCCACATTGACGCGGAGGAGAAGGAGAAGAACATCTCCCGCTGGTCTTCTCTTGGCATAGACGAGCTTCGCATGCGGGCGGAGGGCGAGTTCACCCAGGACTCCATCCTGATGTACCCGTCCTTCAATCCCACGGTCCACACCTTCCCCCGGGAGGCCTTGCCGTCCGGCATTCCGCCGGAGTGGACTCGCTACGTGTCCATCGACCCTGGCCACACAGTGATGGCATGCTTGTTCGGTGCCGTCCCGCCCGACGAGAAGATGCTGCTCATCTATGACGAGCTGTACATCCGCAACGCCAACGCCCTGATCTGGGGCGAGGAGTTTGCCAAGAAGGCCCAGGACCAGCACTTCTACGCTCTCATCATGGACATGCACGGTGGCACGCTGCGGGACCTTGGGTCCGGCCGGCTGCCGTGCGACCTGTATTCGGAGCAACTCCGGGACCGCGGCATCCGGGCCCAGATGACGGGCCACCAGTTCATCCCCGGCTCCGACGACATTCCCGCCCGTACCGCCCTGGTCCGCCAGATGCTGCACATCCGGGGCGACGGCAGCACGCAGCTGAAGTTCCTGGAGGGGGCCACGCCGGAGCTGATGCGGGAGCTGAAGCGATACAAGAAGAAGGTGATCCAGAGCAACTCCGGGCCGTTCATCACGGACGTGCCCAACACGCGGGGCGACGTGCATGCCGTCCAGTGCTTGGAGTACCTCTGTGCCTACGAGCCGAAGTACCACCAGCCGCCCCTGAGGCCTGGCAAGGAGCCGTGGTACGTGAAATGGCTGGCGGAGAAGAAGAAACGCCAGGGAGACGATGGCAAGGGTTATGTGGTCTTAGGTCCTAGCAGAAAGGGATGATCATGGATGCGTGGAAGATGCCGGAAGTGAGCCTGGGCGACACGGTGCTGTACCGCCCCCATGAGGGCGCCCCGGCCCAGATGGCCTTTGTGTCCAAGGTGGGCCAGGACACTCTGGAGCTGTGGGTCCTGGCGCCTGGCTACGGCGGAACGGAGAGGCCGTCAGTCCACCACAAGGACGACCCCCGCCTGGAGACGAGCGTGGAGTGGAAGAAGTTTGGCATCTGGGAAAGCCGGCCCCGGGATCCTCGCCTGGCCCAGCTCTCCGAGCGGCTTTCGGCCCTGGAGAAGGCCGTTCAGGGCAATAAGAAGTAGCCCAGGAACCGCCCATGTCTGACCAGAACCCGCTCCGGCCCCTTGTCCAGGGGTGGCTGGAGAAGCTGAAGCTCGCCAAAGACCACAAGCGCCCGTTCCAGGAAGACGCCGATGAGGCGATGAACTTCTACGACGGGGACAACGCCTGGATGTTCCGGTCGGAGTACGCCCGCGGGGAGAAGGGGTTCATCAAGGGCATCTCCCCGCCCGCCTTTCGGATGACCATCAACCGTGTTTGGGAGGCCGTTCGGCTCTTCGGGTCCGTCATCCATCACCGGAACCCATCCCGGCGGTGTACCCCCAGGACCTACCCGGTCATCTCGCCCCAGATGCTGGGTGTCTTCCCGCAGCCGCCCGTGCCCCAGATGGGGCCTGACGGTCAGCCAGTCATCGGCCCTGACGGCCAGCCGGTGATGATGATGGACCCGATGATGCAGATGTACCAGCAGCAGGTCCAGCAGACCCAGATGTTGTCGGAGCGGCGGGACATCATTTGCAAGCTGCTGGAAGACTACCTGAACTACACCCCCAATGAGCTGAACCTGAAGAACCACAACCGCAAGGTGGTGGACGAGGCCCTGATCAAGGGTGCGGGGTGCTGGTTTACGGAGCTGTACCAGGTGCCCGGCGGCGAGTCCCGGATGGCCGGCAGCTTCTATGAGAGCTTCGACAACGTCTTGTGGGACCCGGACGCCGACGACCAGGAAGACATCCTGTGGATGGCCCGGCGGCGGTGCCACCCCAAGGAGTTTGTGGCCGCCAAGTTCGGCCTGGACCCCGAGCAGCTGAAGGGCCACGCCGAAAGCTATGACTCTCGCAGCACCCGCAAGGAGCGGGGCTACGAGACGAAGAAGAAGATGGGCAAGACCAACGACCTGGTCACCTACTGGGAGATCTACTCCAAGACCGGATTCGGCGACCGGCTGAAAGACGCCCCCAAGGAGCTGAAGGGCAAGTTCGACGCCCTGGGCGAGTACTGCTACATCGTCGTCTGCGAGGGCGTGGATCACCCCCTGAACATCCGCCCGGACATGCTCCAGGAGGAGGTGGACGAGACGGGGGTCCCTCCCGCCTTGTTCCAGGCGGCCCAGTGGCCGATCCCCTTCTGGGCCGAGCCCAATGGCTGGCCCTGCACCATCCTCCAGTGGCACGGCAAGCCCGGGTATTCGTACCCCATCTCGCTGATCAAGCCGGGCATTGGTGAGCTGCGGTTCATCAACTATGCGATGAGCTTCATGGCGACCAAGATCGCCACCTCCAGCCAGACCCTGATCGGCGTAGCCAAGGCCGCCGACAACGACATCAAGGCCAAGATCCTGGACTCCGACGAGTCGGGCTTCAAGATTGTGGAAATCTCTGAGGCCATCGGCCGCAGCGTCAACGACATCATCAGCGTCTTCCAGCTTCCGGGCGTACCCACGGACCTCTGGAACATCGTCGCCGCCGTCACTGAGCTGTTCGACCGCCGCGTCGGTTTGACAGAGCTGGTCTACGGCATGACCAGGGCATCCTTCAGGTCAGCTGCTGAGGCTACCGTGAAGGCTGAGCAGATCTCTGTGCGGCCAGACGACATGGCCAACCAGCTAGAGGACGCCCTGTCGGAGCTGGCCCGCAAGGAGGCCTTCCTGGCCCGCTGGCTGATCCAGCCGCAGGACGTGCTGCCGCTGATGGGCCCCCTGGCGGCGCAGGCCTGGGCCATGCACGTGCAGTCCATGGACCCGGAGCAGCTCCTGCGGGAGTTCGACTTCCGCGTGGAGGCCGGCAGTGCCAGGAAGCCCAACCCGGGGACGAAGGTGGAGCAGATCAACTCCGCCATGCAGATCATCATGCCGGTGGCCCAGGGCCTCTTGCAGGCCGGCCAGCCGCAGCTCTTCAACGCCCTGATGGCCGACTGGGGCCGGGCAATGGACATGGACGTGGCGAAGTACGCGGTGCCGCCCCCGCCGCCGCCACCACCGCCGGGGCCGGAGCAACAAGGTGGAAATCCCCCAGGAAGTCCTCCGCCGGGGCCGTGAGGCCTGCGAGACATACGAACGGGCCCTGCCGCACGGCGAGCGGTGGGCGCTTATGTGCGCCACCCAGACCCCTCCTGGCACTAGAGGCTCTGACAGGGCCTTTATGGAGGGCCGCCTGAACCAGCAGTGGCTGGACGACATGCCCAAGAAGCAGGCCAACACCATCCTCAGGGAGGCCCGTGCAGCAGGGATCCCAGTGGCCGGCAAGGTCTACATCGGCGGCCTGGCGGACAGCCGAGCCCACCGGGACCCAATGGCGTGGGTGGACTCCACGGCGGACATTAAGAGAGTAGCGAGGGCTCGCAATCTGACGGTGGAGGGGGCCGTGACCCACAAGGGCACCCTCATGCCGCCCAAGAGGACGGTCCTGAATGAGCGGATCGTCCAGGAAGAGCTGCCTCGCTACCGCAAGCAGAACCCTGGCAAGAAGGACGGCGAGCTGCGGGAGATGATTATCAACCGCCAGGCCCACCCACTGAAAAGGAAAGGTAAATGATCGAAATCACCCGCTTCCAAGAGACGGTCACTGTCACGGCGGCCAGCTCTGCCGCCACGTCAAGCCCCCGCTTCAGTTTCCAGCACATGGCCGGGGCGGGCGTTCTGATCGGCAACACGGGCGGTGCCACGCAGATTGCCTGGCACGGTGCCTCAGAGCATGAGGCGACCCCCCTCCAGATCTTCTCCGATGGCTCCGCGGTGACCACGGCCGTCACGGTGGGTGCCCACCCCGTGCCGGACGCCTGCTTCTCATTCCCGTACGTGGTGCCCGTCATTGCCGGCGGGACCAGCTGCCAGATGACGGTTGTGGCCAAGGGCTGACCCCTCCTTCGTCACATCACCACTCTTGCGACATTCACCATGCCGATGAATCCGAGACTATTACGCCCGCTGGCAAAGGGTAGAACTCTCTATTTCAACGGCGCGGTCGATAGCGACTGGGCCACGCTCGGCAACTGGTGGACGAGCGGTGCGTTCACCACGCAGGCGTCTGCCCTGCCGACTAGCGGCGACAGCGTTGTTCTCAGTGCAACGTGCGGCACTAACAGCGGCAGTGCGCCGACCGTTGTGAACTTTACGTTAAATGACCCTGATTACTACGCATTCTATCTCTTCGTTGCAATCACCGTCACCGGCAACGCGACGTTCAACGACGGTTCGTACAACTACGGCACCGTCACCGGCGACGCCACGTTTAACGACAGTTCGAACAACAGCGGCACCGTCTCCGGCGACGCCACATTTAACGACAGTTCGTACAACGACGGCACCGTCAACGGGAACGCGACGTTCAACGACAGTTCGAACAACAACTACGGCACCGTCTCCGGAGACGCCACGTTTAATGACACATCGTACAACTACGCCGGCACCGTCACCGGCGACGCCACATTTAACCACAGTTCAAACAACACCGGCGGCACCGTCTCCGGAGACGCCACGTTCAACGACAGTGCGTGGAACAACTACGGCACCGTCACCGGCGACGCCACGTTCAACGACAGTTCGTACAACAGCGGCACCGTCTCCGGAAACGCGACGTTCAACGACTTGTCTGTCAACCTCACTGGGGTCGTCGCTGGCGACGCCACGTTCACCGGCTCTGCCTGCAACGACGGCGGCACGGCTGGCACGTTCGTCCCCAACCCACCGCCGTCCTGCTAATAGGAGATATCACAATGCAACTTCCGCAACCCGTTACGATCCAGCCGCCGACCATCACTCGCAGCACGGGCGAGGTTCGCGTCCAGAAGCCGGTCACGCTCACGGAACTGGACATCACCATCATTGACAACGCCAAGCGGAAGTCCTGCGTGGCGAGGATTCGCCCCTGTCCGCAGCCCGTCACGCTCTGGAGCGGCGCTGCCTACGACGCGGCGGGCGACTACACGCAGGCGCAGGTTGAGGCGAAGGTGCTGGAGGCGATTGGGCCTGACGTTAAGGCCGGGCTGGAGGCGTTGTTTGTGCCTCCGGCGCGGCGTTAGACGCACAATCTGGTGCCGGAACTATCAAGCGATCCTTGATGGTTGCCGGAACAGGCGTAGACTCGTTTGCCCAGGTCGGTACGAT